TATAAACCGAATAAAACAAAGCAGATTGAGATGATAGAAGACTCAAGAGAGGGTTGGGTTAACTCTGTTGCGTCTTTGATAAATTCATATCTAAAACCAGATCAAAATGAAATAGAATTTGACTATTCCATGATACGCCCATTTGGAACTCCAATAAAAACCTTTGGAGGAACAGCTTCTGGTCCAGCTCCATTAGAAAAGTTGCATTCAGCTATTAGAAAACTCTTTTTATCAAGAAATGAACAAAAACTTACCAGAAAAGATATAGCAGATTTGGGAAATCTAATTGGTGTTTGCGTGGTATCTGGCAATGTTCGTCGTTCGGCCGAGCTCCTAATAGGGAGAATAGACGACAAAGACTTTCTTAACCTAAAGAATTCTGAAATCTTTCCTGAAAGAAATTCTTATGATCCGCAAAATCCTGGTTGGGGTTGGATGTCAAACAATTCTGTTGAAACAGAGGTCGGTACAGATTTGTCCCCAATAATTGACGGCATATCTATGAATGGAGAGCCGGGAGTTATTTGGATGGATGTATCCAGAAAGTATGGAAGATTAATTGACCCACCCAACAACAAGGATCACAGAGTCGCTGGATATAATCCCTGTGCAGAACAATCACTTGAATCATACGAATGTTGCACATTGGTTGAGACATATCTTGGAAGACACGATGATTTAGAGGATTATCAAAGAACACTCAAATTTGCATATCTTTATGCAAAAACAGTGACGTTACTTCCAACTCACTGGGAAGAAACCAATGCAATTATGCAAAGAAATAGAAGAATAGGTGCGTCTATGTCTGGAGTTGCTAACTTTGCTGATCGTCACGGTATGCCGATTCTAAAAGAGTGGATGAATCAAGGATACAAAACAATTCAAAGATACGACAATGTGTATTCCGAATGGCTTGGGATTAGGGAATCAATTAAAATGACAACGGTTAAGCCATCCGGTACAGTTTCTATTCTTGCCGGAGAATCTCCCGGTGTTCACTGGACACCAGGTGGTAAGTTTTTTAATAGAACAATCAGATTTTCTAACGAAGACCCTATGCTTCCGCTTTTTAAAATGGCAAATTATAAAGTAGAACCGGCAGCGGAATCTCCGGACACAACTTCTGTGGTTTATTTTCCAATTAAATCTGATGCCGTTAGATCAGAAAAAGACGTAACAATATTTGAAAAAATGGCCTTAGCTACTACGGCTCAGAGATATTGGTCAGATAATTCTGTTTCGGTTACAGTTTCATTCGACAAAGACACCGAATCTAAGTATATTGGTACGGTTCTGCACATGCACGACGGTCAGTTAAAAACCGTATCATTTTTACCAAGTGGCAATGATACATATCCCCAAATGCCCTATACTCAAATATCAGAGCAAGAATATCTAGATCAGGTAGATAAGCTTTTTCCAATCGATCTTAGTGGCGTTTATGCGGGATTGGCTTCAGATGCTATAGGCGAAAGATATTGCACTACAGATTCATGTGAAATTAAGTTTTTAAAAGATAAATAAGGAAAATAAGATCAATTAATTCACAGATATTGTGGTATAATATAAGCCTATGGAAAATATAGCCCACTTAGAAGATACTAGGTCTGTTTTGGGGAATGGCTATGTCAGACTTGTGGATAAAATGGGGTCTGATTTGTCTGTGGCTAACGCAGCAAGAGCCTCCTTTGCCAAAGAGAGCAAAGAGATGTCCACGTCTGATGCAAGATTAATTAGTTTTTTGGCTAGAGAAAATCATATGTCCCCGTTTAGACATGCCTTTGTAACCCTTGAATTAAAAGCGCCTTTATTTGTGGCGCGACAGCACTGGAAATACGTTGTTGGCTCAGATCATACAATGGATTCTTGGAATGAGTCTTCAAGAAGATACATAACTATGGAGCCGGAATTCTATATTCCAAGTTCAGAAAAATGGCGTTTGGCACCAGAGGACAAAAAACAAGGCTCTGGTGGACCAATAGATCCATGGACTGGATCCGTTTTAACGGAGGAGCTCTCTAAGTACGTTGCTCAGGGCGAGGCGCTGTACAAAATGGCCATGAACAATGGGGTGGCTCCAGAGCAGGCAAGACTGTTTCTTGCGGCCTACGGAATGCACGTAGTCTATAGATGGTCGTGTAGCCTGCAATCTGTTTCTCTGTTTTTGAATCAAAGACTTTCCCCTGATGCTCAATGGGAAATAGTAGAATATGCAAAAGTAATTGACGAACTTGTTACTCCTCACTTTCCAGTATCAATGTCTTGTTTGGTGAATAGAAATGTTTAACAAAATAGTTTTTGTTATCTTGTTTACCATCTTATTTAGTTGGGGCCTCAATTTAAATACCCTTTCTCAAATATTAGAGGATCAAAAACAAAGAAGATTGTCTTTGTTTCTTGCAGCATTGTCCGGTTTTTTAATGTCTCTTTTGATAGTATTTTTTATATAAATGCCAGCCTCTAAATTAAATTACATCATCGTTTACGATAATCATAGTCAGGTTTATGGTTCTTCTTCTGACAAAATAGCTGTCGAATCTCCTCCTCCGGAAGGAGTGTCGGAAAAAGACAAGCATATTTTTTTCATAACATACGAACCGGATACTCAGAATGTGTGTGTCCACAAACTAGATCCAAAAAACATGGATGCAATAGAAAATAAAAGCAATAAGAGAAAGAAAAAAAACAGTGAGTAAGAAAACAAATTTAAAGAAAAAAGTAACTATTAAACTTGAACCAGGTCAATCCTTTTTAATAGAAGATCTTGATATATTAATGCATATACAGAAAACTTATGCAAATCTTTTAAGGGGCCAAGTCTCACAAGATGACAAAGTTGTATACGCCAGAGTTATTACCGCCGTTAATTCTGCAGTAGAAAACGTCAACAACGCCTCTTCTAATAATTATGACGATCAATGGTAAGGTATGATAGACCTCTGCGTTGTCAACTACAATACTAAGTCACTACTAGAAAGATTATTAAACAGTCTTCACGACCAATTATTCACTGGAAATCATTCAGAAAAGTTTTGGAATTTATATATAGCCGATAACGGTTCAAGCGATGATACGGTAGATTTTTTTAGGTCTAAAGAAGACGACTATTTAATAGATAGAGTGTCTTTAAATAAAAACATTGGCTATTCAGCTGCATGCAATAAGCTTGCGGCCATTGGATCGAATAGTGTTATAGGATTACTTAATGCTGATGTTTGGTTTACAAACGAAGATATAACAAAAATCTGTAGAATATTTAATCAAGAACAAGACGTACACATCCTTGGTCCGAAACAAAGAGATGAATATAGCCTTATAAGGCACGCAGGAATTGTAGGCACTAACACTCAGCCTAGGCATAGGGGGTGGATGGAGCCTGATCCAACAGACTCTCTTTATAGGGATAGGGTTAATTGCGTTACCATATCTGGTTCTGCATATTTTATCAGAAGATCCGTATGGAATGAGTTAACAAACAATCCTAAGTATAGGGAATTATATCCTGAAGCTAAAGGAGCGTTTCTTCCAACGCCTCATTACTATGAAGAGACTTGGTGCTCGTATTTTGCAAGGCATTTAGGCTATAATGTAGTGTATGATGGTTCTGTGTCGATTGGTCATAGCTGGCACGCCTCTTCTCCTAAGCCGGGAGAGGGCTACAGTCACGCCGATGCACAGTTCAAGGTAAGTCAATCAATATTTCGCAAAGCATGCGATTACATAGGAATAGAAAGAGATTAACGTGTCAGATAAATTGAACCCATGGATATACAATGCAGAAGTTAAAAAAGTAGTTGATGGTGACACATTTGATATTATCATCGACCTTGGCTTTGATACCCTTAGAAAAGGTAGAGTGCGTCTTTATGGTGTAAATACACCAGAAAGTCGAACAAAAGATGTAGCTGAAAAACAAAAAGGTTTAGCGGCCAAAGAGTTTACTGATCAGTGGCTTACCCGTGCAAATCATAAGGTTAAAATAGAAACTATTTTAGATAAAAATGAAAAGTATGGTAGGGTGTTAGCTAAAGTTTGGGACGAAAGTGGCAACTGTCTCAATACAGACATCGTTACTGCAGGCCTCGCTAGGGAATACTATGGTGTAGGTGATAAAACTTGGACAGAGTTTAAAAAGGATAAGTAATGCAAACATTCTTACCTTTTCCGAATTTTAAAAAATCTATTCAAATTCTTGATTCAAAACGTCTTGGCAAGCAAAGAGTTGAGACTTATCAGATACTGAATATTCTTTTAAATAGGACGGAAAAGAAAGGCTGGATAAATCATCCAGCTGTAAGAATGTGGAAAAATTACGAATCCGCTCTGCAACTTTATCAAAACCACACAATATCCGAATGGATTAAAAGGGGATTTGAAAACAATATGTCATTTGAAACACTGTTAATAGAGGCAAAAATGCCTTTTTGGTTCGGAGACGAAAAGCTTCATAGATCACATAGATCAAACTTGCTAAGAAAAGATTGGGAATATTACTCAATATATTTCAACGAGGATCCAACACTACCGTATTATTGGCCATCAAAAGAGGACAATCCAATTTCAGTTTGATTTTTTCTTTTTGATCGTGTATACTCATATGAGTAATATACGCAAACTAGAAAAGGATAATCAACATGGCAGAAAATAAATTCAAGTACTTCACAGTTACGACTACGTCAATTGTAAAGGCACCAACTGCAGCAGAGGCGCAAAAGATTGCGAAAAGCAATACTCGTAAAGTCTCCGGTGCACGTGGAGAGCTACTTTTTAAGGATGTAGAGGTAGAAAGAATTACTGCAGTACAAGCTCGTAAGCAAGTAGAGGCTTAATTTTATTAACCAGGCTGGCGGTGTATGCCGCCAGCCACTATAATTACCGGGATTTATAATGCCTAATCAAAAAATAATTGCACAGATGGTTGGAAGAAATGAAGAAAAAAGATTTCTAAAAGAAGTACTCCAAAGACTTTCTGCTCAAGTAGACGAAATTGTTTTTACAGATGATTGCTCAGAAGATAATACACATTCTATAGCTTCTAATTTTTGCCATACATATAAAACAGAAGAGCCCACCTTTAGTGTCCATGAAGGTAGGTTGAGATCTATTGCTTGGGGCAATCTTTCTAAGCACGCTAATCCAGGTGATTGGATTATTGCAATAGATTGTGACGAAATGTTGTACAATAAAAACGATCTATCTTTACTGCATATAAAAAATATATTGTCTAGATCCGAAAAAGATGTAGTTAACGTTAGGTTTTATCATATGTGGAGCTTTAATCAATACAGGGTAGACAAACTTTGGGCACCGAATAATAGTTCTAGAATATTTAGATATGTTCCTGGCGGAGTTTTTTCTGATAAGGTTTTAGCCTGCGGATCTGAGCCAACATATGTGATTGATTGGGTGCGCCAAAGAAATTACTGGATAGATTCAGGCCTTGTTATGCAGCATCTTGGATACATATATGATGAAGATAAAAGAAAAAAATACGAAAGATATTTACAATTAGATGGTGGAAAATTTCATCTAATAAATCACATTAATTCAATATTAGACAACAATCCAGTTTTAATTAACTGGGGAAATTTTGGAATATAGAGGTCAAAATGAAAAACGTTAAAGACTCAGTTATAGAACTTACAAAAATGATGTCAGAAGATGAGAAATTTGCATTCATTAATGTATCTAAGTCTTCGATTATTGGACTAAATAAAAAGAGCGACAAGTCATTTCCATCTCATATTTCCAAGGAAATTATAAAAGCAATTAATATAAATCATCCAAGAGTTATGAAAAGCGTTTCTTCGGATCTAGCAAGTGAGATCCTAGAAGAAAAGCATAACTCCATCGGCATCAAAAAAAATCATAGATACTATTCTCCAAATGTATTTGAGTATTATTATGAAAGAGATAAATCAGTATTTAATTCTATTATTGAATTTTTTATACAAAATACACCAAATCTTATAGTTACGCTTCACGATTATAAAAGAATAAATAATTTACTTGGTGTTAGATCAAACGTTATTAGCGTAAGTTATCATAGTTTGTATAAAAAGTTTGATGAAATATATGAGAAAATTCATTCTATGAATGGCAAGGTTCAGTATTGCCTGCTAGATTGCAGTTCTTTGGGGTTGGCTTTGTCTCCCAAAATTTGGGAGAACCTGGATATGTCGATAATAGACTTTGGAAAGGCCTTAAATTTCACCAAAGATTACAATTCGGCATCGAGACATGCTTCAAGATAAGGACACTGACGATATTGAATATCTAACAGATTTGATGTTTGATACTTCGCTTTCTATATCAGAAATATCTAGGCAATTGGGTTGGCCAATTTCAAAAACAAATAAAGAAATAAATAGGATAGGTCTATCCTGGCTAAAAGATAGCAGGAAAAAAATGTCAAGGGGTCAAACAGCCCTTACATTGATTATGAAAAAATTATTGCCTGGTGAAAAAATAGTCAATGAATTTCACATAGGCGATAAAATGAAATTAGATGTTTACTGTCCGAAGTACAAAGTTGCAGCAGAGTATCATGGTAGGCAGCACTTTTTTTATACTCAAAGATTTTTTGAATCAAAATATGAATTTGAAGAAGCTCTGCAAAGAGATTCTAAAAAATTAGATTGGTGTAAAGAGAACGGTGTTGCATTAATTGTATTTAGGTATAACGACAAGCTAAGCGAAGAGGCTGTATTTGAAAGAATGATACAAGCCATAAGAAATAGCCCTCATATACCAAAAGAAAAATCAAAGAAACGCGTAGTGGACACAACAGCATACAGAATTGCTAAAAAAAAGAACTCTGAATACAGAAAAAAATCCTATCAGCTATTTAAAGAAAAAAGAAATGTCAATAGAAACAAACGAAACAAATAAAGATAAGATACCATTAGAGTATCAAATATTTGCTCTGTGCTTAAAGAAGCATGGTGCAATAAAGTACTTTGCGGAAAATCTACCACAAGAAATAGTTGGTTTGATACATAACGAAAAGGGAATTAACGAATTTTACTTAGCTATTCTTGGCTATTATAGTGCAACAAATCTTGAGATAATAGATCCGATAGCATTTAAATCTTGGCTTGAAACAGATTCGGATATATATGAGGCTCTTGGCGGCAACGCAGGGGTTTCAGTTATGTTAGATATTCTTAACTCTCTTGAATTATCTGAACCCGAATCTATTACCGAATTGGTTAAGCATAAGGCTAAAAAAAGAAAACAAATAAATTATTTACAAGAACTTCAATCAATATTGACCCAAAAGGGATTAAAAGATGAGGCGGACTTAGAAAGAATACAGGTTCTTACATCTGAAATAAGAGAGTTAGAAAATCAAATAAGGTATGATCCACTAGAAAAAGTTACTAGCGGTAGTGATATTATTAAAAGAGTCAATTCAATTCTTGACATACCAAACTTTTTGCCAACACAATTTAAGTCTTTAAATAGAGCAATGGGGTATACGGATAGCGGTGGATTTTTTAGGGGAGCCGTACATGCAATCATAGCCGCATCTGGCAAGGGCAAGAGCACGTTTGCCAAATGTTTGGCAAATAATTGGCTCGATAATGGATATAGGGTTTTATACGTTAACTTTGAGGAAGCAATAGGTCATTGGGAAAGAATATTAATGACGCAAATAATAGGAAAGAACGTTTATGCAGAGTATTCAAAATGGACAGACGAAGAAAAAAATAAATATTTAGATATATTTAAAGAAAAGCTTCTATTTTGGGGTGACAGATTAATGGTTAGGCACGATCCAGATACCCCTTATTTTGAAGATTTAGAATTCTGGCTTAGGGATATATTGGGTCATAATGTTGACCTTCCAGATGTTATAATAATTGACACAATACAATCAATGTTTACCAGAGGTGGCGGTAAGGGCAAGCCTAGGTGGGGAGAATTTGAAGAAATGATGGTTCGCCTAGAAAAATTGGCCAGAGATATGAATTGCGTATTAATAATAACCGCTCAAGAGAACGCGAATAGAATGAAAGAAAAAAGAGAAGTCGTTCAACAATCTGATACTGGTGGATCTTTAACAATTCAACAGAAATGTGCGGTCACCATTTTCTTAACGGAAAAAAGATTAGCTACTGACGATGAAACAGAAGACGAAAATATAATGCAGCTTCAAATTCCCAAAAATAGAATAACGGGGTCTGCATTTTTATATGATCCTCCGCTAGTAAGATACGTTGATAGTAAAAAGGTAT